CCCCAATCTTGAGGGGCATTCTCAAGATGCCTCTACCCCCCCCCGAACGGAAAGGGTAGTCCGCAACCCGGGTTGAAACTACCCCCCTTGACAATCTGACACGGGTCTGCTCTCACCTTAACCCGGTGTCGATCACCCCCCCCAAGATCGAGTCCGCTCAGCCCCGCGGCGACGGCCACCGACGGCATGACCGCCTCCCCCTCTCGCCCGTCGAACTCGACCCCCTGCGGCCACGGGATAGGGCGTTCGTGATCCGACTCTTGGCCGGTGATTCGTGGCGGGGCGCACTCCACGCCGCCGGCTACCGGCCCCGTATCCCAAGCCTCACCCTCACGGCAGTGCTGGGACGGCCCGCAGTGCGCGCGGCCCTGGAGGCGCTCGCGCCGCTCCTGGCCGTGGACGCCCAAGGCGAGCAACGAGCCCGGGAGCTACTACGCCCGTACGCGCTCTCGCGACTCGCGGCGAGGTTGGGCGACCCTACAACCGCGGGCATCGGGGCGGCGCGAGATCTGCTTGACGTACCGGCGGCCCCAGGTCCCAGCCTACGCCAACGAGCGGAAGCCCGCGCCGCGACGAGAAACAAACAAGGGGGCGCTGATAACGGGCATTATGGCTACTCGGGGGAGGGGGCAACGAAGTGACACCCCACCCCAGGCCTCGGGCGACCCTACCCCTCTCCCGTGTGGCCTGGCTGTTGCCTGCCGCCCCCACCCACCCCTGTCCCGGTCTACGGGGGACCGCCCGGGCTCCTCCTTGAGTCTCAGATCCCCTCTGATATCGACCATGCGTAACGCTCGAAACTTCGGTGAGTTCCCGTGGGGTGGGGTACACGGTGGGTACTGGCCTGGGGCGTTGGGGGATTGCGGGTTGTGTGCTGGCTGTACGATAGAGGAGCACGTCTGCCCGGCGTTGTTGGGTGAGGTGGCTAGGCGAGGTCGGCCGGGAGAAGGAGGACGTGAGGTGGTGGCGTCCTCGTCGCCCGTGGTACTGCTTGGCGGGCCGTGCGAGTGGTGTGGTTGCGACCTCATCGAGCACGCGCTGGTGCAGCCGCTCGAGGGGTATGGATGGGTGAGGGGGCGGTGCCTGACATGCGGGGGGGCTTGTGGCGGCAGGTAGCCGGCGTGACCGAACGCTTCGCGAGATACCCGTAGAGGGGCCATGAGCCATTACCGGATCGACGGGTTGTTCACGGGGAACCGGGGTGGGCTGGTGGGGATGGTAGCGCGAGCGTTCGCGGAGCAGGACGCGAGGCGCAGTCGCGAGCTCGACTCGATGCTGTGGTGTTCGCGGTGCGAGGCGCCGCTGTCCGACGCGCGCGCTCTTCTTGGCGTATGCGGTTCATGTGAGTCAGGGGCGTTGCTCGAGGCGGCGGCGGGAGAGGAAGTGGCGAGCGAGGGGCAGCAGGTGATCCACGCTGCACGATCCGAGAGGAGTCTTGCTATGCCTTTCAAGAGTTGGGCGCAGCGCGCCAGGATGGTGCGGCTCGAGGCGGCGGGCGAGATCGAGAAGGGCACCGTCGAGAAGTGGGATGCCGAGACCGACTTTCGCCATTTGCCGAAGCGCGCCGCGCGCGCACTGCCCCGGCAGCGCAAGTCGAACCGGCGCCCGCCGCGTCCGAGTGTTCGTCGCGAGCGCCAGCGATGAGACGCCCGCTGCCGCTCGTCGAGGACGTTGCGGAGATCTCGTGTCCCAAGCGCCTGTGGGCCACCATCGCGCGCGACGCCTGTCTCGCCGAGCAGACCCGTTGCGGCCCGGCCTGCAATATCGGGTGCGAAAGCGGTCCGGCGGCCGCTCGAGCCCGCGCCGCCTACGAGATCCAGGAAGAACGCGAGGAGCAGATCCGCGCCGCCGTCCGCGAGCTGCATGCGGCCTACTATCGCAAGTGGAAGCTGTCTCGGAACCGGCAGTTGTCCCGCCGCGTCGGCCGACCGGGCGGACGACCTCGACAGAAGCGCGCGCCCATTCCCGGAACCGAATGACTCTCCGCCCATCCACCCGCCGCGTCCGCCGCTTCCGTGCCCACCAGGCCGGGGTGCCCGCGACCATTCGCTCCCTTCCTGGAAGCTCTCGTTCCCGACAGCTCGCCCCGAACGAGCTCTCCGAGTCCGAGTTGCTCGAGCGCGCCGACATCTGGGCCCGCGACCCGGAGACGTTCATCGAGGAGAACCTCCAGGTCCGGGACATCGAGGGCGGCCGGCTCGTTCCGTTCATGCTCACCATCGGCCAGCGCATCGTCGTTCGCCGGGTCCGCTGGCGCCTGCAGTGCGGTCGGCCCGCGCGGTTGCTCATCCTCAAGTCCCGGCGCCAGCGGATCTCCTCCGTCTCCCAGGCGCTCGCCTACTGGTACGCGAGCACCCGCGCCTACGTCGAGGCGCTCGTCTGCGCCGACGTGAACGACCTCACCGAGGAGATCTTCGAGCGGAACGTCATGACGTACTACCGGACCGACGCGCGCCGGGAGTACGACCTGCGCCCCCAGACGGAGACGAGCTCGAAGCGCGAGCTCAAGTTCGGGAACCCAGACCGACATGGCCGGGACGTTCACCCCGGCCTTCAGAGCCTCATCGTCGTGACCTCCGCCGAGTCGAAGGAGCCCGGGCGCGGCGGCACCAAGCACTTCATCCACGGATCCGAAGTGCCCTACTGGCCGGAGGAGCCTCCACCGTGGAACGCCATGGGGCCGTCTCTCTCCGATGCCCCGGATACCGTCGCCATCCTGGAGGGCACCGCGAACGGCGCGACCGGCCTCTTCTTCGAGCTCTGGACGCAGGCGGTGAAGAAGAAGAACGAGTGGACCCCCATCTTCCTCGCCTGGTGGATCGACCCGAGGAACCGAAAGCCTCTCGAGCCCGGCGAGCGCGAGGCCTGGCGCTGGGGCACAGAGCACGAGACCGCCGCCGAGGAGGAGGCCTACGCGAAGCGGTGGCGGCTCGCCCTCGAGCAGGCGAAGTGGCGCCGAGCCACGATTGCCTCGGCCATCTGCTACAAGCCGGGCGTCTCCCGCATCGACGTCTTCCGCCAAGAGTACCCGGCCGAGTGGCGAGAGGCATTCCTCGCGAGCTCCCGCAACTTCTTCCTCATCCCCAAGGTCGACGCTCTCGAGCGCCACCCGGAGAAGGGCGCCCGAGCGCCCCTCTACCGGGCGCGCGTCGTGAACGAGGGCCCCCCGCTCGACGACCGCGGCCCCGGCCACCTCACCCCCGTGAAGCCGATCTTCGAGAAGGACCGACAAGGCGAGCTCGCCGTCTACCACGAGTTCGACAAGAGCGAGGAGTATCTCGTCGTCGTGGATCCGGCCGAGGGGATCCAAGGCAAGGACGAGCACGCCATCGGAGTACTCGCGCGCAACGCCTTTCACTTCGCGGCGATCTTTCGCAGCCAGTCGCTCTCCACCCGCGAAATCGCCCACGTCGCCGCGCTTCTCGGGTGGTTCTATGAGCGGGCGCTTCTCGTCGTCGAGGCGAACAACCACGGCGGCGCCGTCCTCCAAGAACTGACCCGGATCCTCTACCCGCGCCTGTGGTACCACCTGGACGTCACCAAGCCGGGCTCGGCGCCGACCGAGAAGCCGGGCTGGATCCAGTCGAGCACCACCCGCATGTACGCCCTCAAACTGCTCGAGTCCGAGCTGCGCACGCAGACCCTCGGGATTCACGAGCCCGACTTCTTCGATCAGTGCCGGCACTTCGTCTGGCCGAAGCCGAGGGTCACTGGCATGGGCGCCGCCGCCGTCCCTCATCCGGCCGCCGCCGTCGGCCATCGCGACGATCTCGTGCTCATGGCGTCCATCGCGCTTGCCGTTCACGTGAACGCCGGCATCGCCCGACGCCGAGACCTGCCCGCCGCCCCCGCCGACCCCAACCGTCCGCTGTACGCCGAGCCCATCCGCACGACCTCCGCGCAGGCCTACGACCGCCGGCAGAAGCGACGGATCCGCGGCACGAGCCTGTGGGGACGAGGAACCCGCCGATGAACGCCTTGATCGTCGCCATCCTCGCCGGCGTCGTCGCCGTCGAGACCGTCACCCTCTTTGCGCTCATCGTCCTCGGCGCGAGGGCCATCGAGGCCCGCGAACGCGAGATCAAGGCCTTCATCGCCCAGATCGACCGAGTACTCCTCCTCGGGAAAAGCTCGACCGTCGGGGAGGGGATCGCCGCCTTCGAACGCATGTCCCGAATAGAGCGCGCCCGCGAAGAAGCCCTCCAGCAAGCGGCCGAAGCGGAACGCGAGAAGGTCCGAGCAGGCATGGATCCCGGCAAGGTTGCCGAAAACCCGACCCCCGGGCGAAATTGGCTCTTGCGACACCGCCCACCACGCAAGCCGGTGCCGTAGGAATCGCGATGCCGACCGACCCGACGATCATGCCCGCGAACCCTCCCGCTCCCGAAGGTGACCTCGACCGGCTCCTCGACGCCATCGTGGAGGCGGCCAACCTCGATCCCGGTACCGCAAAGCCGGCGAACGACGTCCCCGCAGAAGCGGGTCGGATCGACGTCCCCTATACCGAGAAGGAGGTGCCCGACTCGCGCGTGCTCGAGGACATCGAGCGCCTCGAACGCGAGTCCGGCCAGGTCCGACGCGACGAGGAGTACGAGTGGCAGCTCGCCTGGGCCTACTACAACGGAAAGCACTGGGGGCGCTGGGACGAGCACGACAACCTCGTCGACCTCGACGAGGAGGACGTGCCGCACCTCGTCCTCAACTACATCCTCCACCTCGTTCAGACCCGCCTCGCCCACCTCATCAAGAACCGGCCGATCCTTCAGGGCCTTCCGGGTCGCCCCGACGAGCGCGCCCGCAATGCCACCCGCCTCGCGGTGCGGGTCATGGAGGCCTACTGGCGCAAACTCCGCCTCGCAAAGAAGCTGCAGGAAGCCCTCCTGTGGACCCTCGTGTGCGGCAAGTGCTTCTGGAAGTCGTACTGGGATCCCTCTCTCGGCAAGGAGCGCCGACTCCCAGGCGCGGTGCCGCTCGGCGACGGCGCCGCGGCCGCTCCAGCGGAGTACCGCACCCGCGAGGGCGACCTGTGCGTGCAGGTCGTCTTTCCGCACGAGGTCCTCGTCGACGTCGGCGCATCCGACATCGCGCGCTCACAGCTTCTCTTGCACTCCACCTTCCTCCCCGTGGCCGAAGTCCTCCGCCGATGGGGCGATGAACTCACCCAGGAGGAGAAGGACCAACTCTCGAGCGGCGCCGCAAACGAGCCCGCCCGGGATGATGCGGTGCGCCGCGACCTCGAGGGCCTCTCGAAGGCAGCCGGCCTATCGCTGGAGGGGCGCGTCCTCGTGAAGGAACTCTGGGCCCGCCACAGCGAGGATCGTTACCCGCGCGGGCTGTGCGCCGTCGTCGTCATGGGCCGGGTCGTCCAGAAACTCCCGACCCCGGAAGGCTACCCGGAGATCCCGTTCGTCGAGTTCGACGAGATCCGCACCAACGGCTTCTGGAGCACCTCCACCGCCCGCCAGCTCATCGACCTGAATCAGGTCATCAACATCCAGATCAGCCAGCAGGAGCACCGACGCAAGGTTCTCCGGTACAAGACCCTCATCCCACAGCAGGCGCTCATCGACAAGGACGCCTTCGACCGGACCGATACCGAGATCATCGACTACTGGGCCCCGCACGTTCCCACCCATCTCGCCCCACCCGAGACGCGCCAGGGAGAAGTCGAGATCCGTAACAGCCTCATCAACATCGTGAAGGAGATCGGCGGCTCCTTCGACGTGCTGGCCGGCCGCACCTCGGGCGAAGTCCGCTCCGGCCGTCAGACCGCCTACCTGCAAGAGTACGCGGGGACCGTTCTAGCGCTCGTCGCACAACTGGTCGAGTGGGCCCTCACCGACTTCGGCAACCAGGCCTTGCAGATCTTGCAGAAGAAGGTCCGCGAGGATCGCTTCGAGTCCTTCATCGGCCGAGATCGCCGCGTGCAAGTCCTCTCGTTCAAGGGCGCCGACCTCGAAGGCTGCGCCGAGATCATCGTCCAACCCTCCGCCTCGCTCATGATGAGCCGCGCGGAGAAGATGGACCGGATCGAGCACTGGATGGAGAAGGGCTGGCTCTCGCCCGACGTGGGGCTGCGCCTCCTCGATCTCGGCGATTTCGACACCGAGATCTACTCCGAGGAGGAGCAGGATCGGCAGAACGCCGACGAGATGATCTATCGGCTCGAGTCCGTCCCCGTTCCACTTCCCGATGGCACCATGCAGGCCGCGATGGCCCTCGCCGAGATGGACGGCAACGTCTTCTCCGAGCGCTACACTCTGCGCGCGCTCTCCATCGAGGCTTTCCCGTTCGACAACCACGCGATCCACCGCCAGCAGATCGACCGAGTTCTCCGCAAGACCCGCACCTATCGGGAGTGGCCACCCACGAAGCGCGACCTCGTAGACGCGCTCTACGACTGGCACCTCCTGCTCGAGGGAGGCGGCCCGGTCGAGACGCCGCTCTCCCAGCCGCTCCCGGCGGGCGCCCTCACGCCCGGACTCCCGGTGCCGCCGCCCACTGGATCGGACGGCAGGCCCGCTGCCCCCTCCGGCAACGGCTCGAACGGCGCCCAGGTGCCGTCCACCGGCTCGCCCCAGGCCCTTCAGGGCAAGATCCCGTCGGGCATCGGCGGCATCGCGGACCCGCACGTCCGTGCCGGCGTCCCCGAGTCCGGCGCCGAGACAGCGGCCGGCCTCCCCGGCGTTCCAGTGCCCCCGGGGCCGGGCCAGGGACCCGCACGCGGCCTGCCGCCAGGCTAGCCCCCCCCCGAAAGCTCGCGCTGCTTGCGAGGTTCGCCGGTCGTGGTGCATCCTCGGCCGCAAGCGACCCATTCGAGTCGTCCTCGTTACGGACGTAGGGTCCACGGAGGAAGCACCCCATGTCAGGACGAAAGAGCATGGTGGCCGAGATCGAGGGCGCCAACGCCGGCGCCGGCGGTCCGGGAGCATCATCGGGCGTGAAGGGGCCGGCTGCGCCCGCCGGTGACGACAACCCGTTCCCCCTCATCGGCGCGCAGCAGGGTGACGATTCCCCGGATCCAGGGGACGATGGCGGAGGGGCACAGGACGAGCTCGAAGCAGCGGTTCGGGAGGACCGCGAGAACAGGGGCATCCCGCATGATCGCGTGCGCCAGATGCGCGCCTCCTGGGAGAAGCGGGCCCGGGAAGCGGCGATGGCCGAGACCCGGGAATCCATCCTGGGCCAGCTCGCCCCCGCGTTCGAGGAGCTGAAGCAGCTCCGCGAGCTCTCCAAGGAGTTCGACCCGGCGGCCGTCAAGACCGGGGTGGCCGAGGCCTTCCTCGACGCCCTGGGCGTGACCAAGAAGCCGCCTCCGCCGAAGTACGTCACCTCGGAGGATCTCGAGAAGATCCTCCACAAGCAGCGGGAGGAGCAGAACGCGGCACGCGAGCTCGAGCAAGACGTCTCTCGCGCGCGACGGGACCTGGACGACGGCATGCGGCAGCACGAGAAGCTCCTCAAGCACTTCCCCGTGCTCAGGGAGGCCGCCATCGCCATCTGGGGGAGCCCCTACGCCAAGGAGAAGAAGATCTCGATGGGCGCGATCCTGAAGCAACTCGTGGCCCAGGTCGAGAAGGGCGTCGGGACCTACAACGAGGCTTACGCCAAGGAGAAGGAGAACGACCGCGAGGTCGTCCCGATCTCCGGCGCAGGCGGTCCCAAGCCGCCGCCGAAGAAGCCCGAGAAGCAGGACTTCTCGGACGAGGCAACGGCCGAGCGCGCAAGAAGCTATTTGCGAAAGGCCAGGTCCGCAGGCTGATCCTTCCCGGGAGGTAGGCCACCACCATGGCCACCATCGCCAACACGAGGGCGCTCCTCACGGAGCTCCTGAAGATCGTCTACGAGCCGTCGATCAACTCGGCGGTTCGGGACTCCACGTTCTTCCTCAAGGCCTTCACCGCGAAGAAGTACGACGGCAAGGGGAAGCAGTACACCTTCGCCGCTCACCTGCAGTTCAACCAGATGGTCGCTGCGCGCAGCGCGGACGACTACCTCGAGTCCGCCCAGCAGGAGAAGGTCGCGAACGGGACGATCACCCCGAAGTACCTGCACATCCCGTTCGAGATCTCGCACGATCTCATGGTCGCGTCGAAGGGCGACGAGCACGCCTTCGCCGACGGCATGAGCCTCGTCCAGGAAACGTCCCGCAGGACCTTCCGGCGAGACATGAACCGGATGGCGGTCGGCGACGGGCGGGGAATCCTCGCCACCGTCACCGCGAACCTCGGGTCGGCCGACGGACCCCTCACCGTCACGGTCGACACGACGAAGTTCCTGCAGGACGGCATGATCGTCGAGGTCTGGAACGGCGCGGCCACGACGAACGTCACCCGCCGCAACAACTACGCGGGCAACGAGTACATCAAGATCCTGACGGTGCTCTCCTCGACAACCGCCTCCATCGACACCTGGAACAGCTCGACCGGCGTCGTCGGCGGGACGAACGTTCCCGCCCTCACCTCGGCCGACGTCCTCATCCGCAAGGGGACGGCCTACGTCAACACGACCCGGTTCAGCAACGAGCCGGATGGGCTGCGCCTCATGGCCGACGACGGCACGCTCGACCCGTCCGGCGGCTACCTCGGGATCTCCGCATCCACCTTCTCCAACTGGAAGGGGATCGTGCGGGACGCCGGAGGGGTCTCGGTCTCCCCCGGCCTGGTCTCCGCCGTGGGCATGCTGTACCGCCGCTGGTCGAACACCATGTTCGACACGATCTGGTGTCACGGCAACCAGGGGAACGGCCTGATCTACGGTGACGAGGGGTCCTACAAGGACAAGCGCTTCGTCGACGCCGAGGTGAACCGGCTGGGCACCGACGAGGAGGACATCATCGTCAATGTGCGGGGCAAGAAGGTCCGCATCCGGCAGGACGACGACCTCTCCGAGACGGAGCTCAACTTCTTCGACTCGAAGGTGATCCGGTACGTCGAGCTGTACGGCATCGAGCTGCTCGAGCAGGCCGACGGGCAGTACCTCACGCCCTGGCGCGACTCCACCGGCCAGCGGTACGCCCAGGTCGGCTTCTGGGGGTGGGCCGGCAACTGGGGCTGCGTCATGCGCAACGCCATCGCGCGCATCTACAACGTCGGGGCTCCGGCCTCGATCCCGTCGACCTGGTAGTTTCTCGGCTCCCCGGGGCGCCCGCGCCGCGTCCCCGGGGAGCCTCTTCCCAGCAGCACCACATGCCGGCCGCCGCGCGGGGCCCGCCGGCACGAAGGAACAGACCATGGGCCTCAACGCCAAGTCTTTCGAGCCGCGCTCCGCTCTCGCCGCCTACCACCTCTTCGGCGCCGGTGCCGTCGACACCGCCGGGATCGTCGACCTCGGGATCGTCCGCACGAAGGGGCGCATCCGCCGCTTCATGGTGTCCCAGCGCACCACCGGCACCGGCGGCACGAGCGCCACCTACGCTCTCAAGAAGCGTCGGGCCACGACCGAGAGCGACGTGCTCGGCACGGCCGCCGTCCTCACTCTCGCCGCGGGGGTGGGGGCCGGCGTCGACAGCTCCAAGGCCAACGACGCCGTGGCCACCCCGTCGGGCTGCACGAAGCCCGTCCTCTCCAGCGTCGCCGGCGCCCTCGACGTGAACCCTGGGGACCAGCTCTACGTGGTCGTCAGCCACAGCGGGGTCTACTCCCCCGATCCGGCCTTCCTCGCCTGCGTCGAGGTGGTCCCGCGGGTCTGAAAGAGAGGGGGGCGACCCCGCCATGTACCTCGCGAACGAGGTCTCGAGGCGGCTGCGCGAGGAACTTCGGGATCCGAGACTCGTCGTTCGCGTGAACCTCGACCTCGGCCGATGGACGGTATGCCTGCGCCGCAAGATGCTCACGGGCTCTCGGCGCTACCCCTTTCGGCTCGGAGACAACGCGGAGCTCTTGCCGGGCGAGAGTTCGCTTCGCGAGGTGGCCACCTACGAGGAGATCGTCTACGTCCTCGAGGACAACGGCCGTTACCTCTCGCTCGACCCCGGCCTTTGCCGCCGCGAGCTCGAGAAGCGCGACGGCCATCGGCGGAACCTCGTCGCCGAGCTCCAGGCCCAGGTGCGCGCGAGTCGAGCACGCGCCGAAGCGCGCTTCGCCGACGAGGCCCGCCAGCGCGCGCGGTACTACCGCAAGGCCTTCGCGCGTGCCGCCGACGAGATGGGCCTCGTTGGCCGACCCGACTACCAGGCCATCTACCACCCGAAGCCCGTCTACGGGGTCTGACCATGGCCACCCTCACGACCCTGCAGGAGCACGTTCGGGATCTCGTCGCCGAGCGGGCGAGCGACAAGGGCCTGATCGAGAGCGACGCTGCCCTCACGCGCTGGATCAACCGAGCCGCCCGCCAGGTCTACAGGAAAGCCCTCGAGTGGGACGCCCAGGCGTGGGTCGTGCGCTCCGGCGAACTCTCCTGGCAGGCCACGAACACGCTCACCTTCGCGGAGATCATTACCGGCCAGACCGTGCTCGACAGGATCGTGGCCGTGAAGGTCAAGCGGGACGGCAACTTCTATGCCGTCGATCCCTACGACGTCGGCTATCTCGAGCACATCTACCTGGAGCCCGACCCTGGGGCCTCCACGATTCCGTCCTTCCGGTGGTACGTCGAGGCCCAGGAGCTTCGGTTCACTCCCGTCCCCACGGGCACGCAGACCCTCGTGGTTCACTACCTGCCCGTCCTCGCTGACATGAGCCAGGGAACGGAAGAACCGCTCGCCGGCCGCCTCGACGCCCACCATGATCTCGTCGCGCTCGTCGCGGCGCAGATGCTCTTTCGCAAGGACGAGTGGTTTGCGACGCCCTGGGACGCGGACGTGAAGGACGGCTACGACGACCTGCGGCGCGCCCTCACGCGCACCCAGGGGCAGCGAACTCGCCGCATCCGGCGCGCGAGTCACTTCTGAACGAGGAGAAGCCACACATGAAGCTCAGGTTCGTAGGCGGTCACACGCAGAGGATCGTAGATCCGACGGATCCGACCGGCCGTCGCCGGGTCGAGGTCGAGCAGCTCAGCCAGGTGTTCGAGACCGTCGAGTACTTCTGGCCGAAGCCGGGCAGCGTGCTCACGGTCTCGGCCGCCATCGGCGGATGGCTTCTGAGCAAGCACCCGAAGGCGCTCGAGGAGGCTCCCGACCCGCTACAGGAGGGCGAGCGCGTCAGCAACCGGATGGTCGCCATCGCCCCCGAGGACCTCGGTGCGGAGCCGAACGCCGACGCCGAGGACGACGCGGAGGAGGAGGGCGGCGACGAAGCCGACCAGGAGGACGCCGGCGGCGAGGCGTCGCGTCGCCGCCAGCGCATCTCGCGCCGGGTGCCGTGACGACCGATGCCCGACGCAGAGAACATCGCGAAGGTCCTGTACGGCCCGTGGTCGGGACACGACGAGACCGGGGGCGATCCGCGGCACGTGGTCCGCGGCTCCCTGAACGTCGTGTTCCGCCGCGGCGAGATCTCTCGTCGCCCGGGGCGCAAGAAGCTCGCCTCCGCGCTCGGCTCGGGGCGCCGCGTCACCGGGATCTTCCAGTTCGTCGACCGGCGAGGGGCCCGCCAGATCGTGGTCACCCTCGACGCGCCGGCTGGACTCCTCGCCGGCGAGCAGCAGATCGGCATCCTCGACGAACAGGACGGCTCCTTCGACGCGCTCACCATCCCGGAGCTCTACCGGAGTGTGCACCCGGGCGGCTTCGCCCTCGCCGTGAACGCGGCGGGCGTCCTCATCATCGCGGATCCCGAGGGACGGATCCTTGCCTACGACGGCTCGAGCCTGAGCGGTCTCCAGGCGTTCGTCGGACTCGACCTGCTTCGTGGCGACGCCGGTGCACAGGGGTACCTCGGCGCCCCTCCTCGTGCGAGGGCGCTCGCCCTGTGGCGCAACAAGCTCATCGCCGGCGCGGCGCCGGAATCGCCCGCCACCATCGCGATCTCGTCCGAGTCGTCGGAGCTCGCCATCGTGCCCGCCGACGCCCCCCTGGGCGGGTTCAACGTCTGGCCGGCGAGCGCCAACTTCGACGCGCTCACCGAGGAGGGCGACGAGCTCCTCGCGTTGACCGTCCTCCACGACCGGCTCATCCCGCTCACCCGCGGTGGTGCCGGCCAGGTGGACGAGGACGCGATCTCTCCCATCCTTCGCATGACTGAGCAGCGCCATGGCTGCTACGCGGCGCGCTCCGTTCAGAGCACCGGCCAGCGGGCTTTGTACCTGTCCGACGGCAAGATCGTCTCTTTCAACGGTGTCGTCGCCGAGCCGATCTCCGCTCCGGTCGCGAAGACCCTCGAGAACGTGGTCAACTGGCGAGCCGCCGGCGGGGCCGTCTCGGCACACCTGCGGACCCGCAACGAGTACCGCCTGTGGGTGCCGTGCTACGGCGATGAGCGCAACGAGCTCTGCATCATCTACGACTACCAGAACAACGCCTGGCGCCTCGCGGCGGGCTGGTACCCGTGGGACACGGAGACGCGCAAGGCCGCCGCCAACCGCTTCGACGTCACCGCCGCACGCCCGATCCGCCTCGAGACCGGCGAGGAGCTCCTCCTCACGGGCGACTCTGCCGGGAACCTGTGGATCGAAGACGTGTGCGAGGACGACGAGGGTGTCGTTGCCCCCGCCTACGTCGAGCTGCCCGACGTCGCCAGCGCCGGACCGGAGCGCGGAACCTTCCGGGACTTCTGGATCCTTGCGCGCAACGACGGGTCGTTCATCCAGGCACTCGCCCTGCCGGACGGACGAACCGCCGAGGAGGAGATCTCTCGGGTCCTCGACGGAGCAACGCCAACGGAGTACGCCGTCGACACGAAGCGCGCCCTCCTCGACGGCCAGCTCACCTTCGCGACCGCGACGCTCGCCTGGCCCGTCGCGGGCGGCACGGTCGACCTGGAGTGGCTCAAGGTGGGGGTGGTCCAGAAGGCGCGCGTCCTGCGCCCGGTGCTGCTTTTCCCCGGCGCCTCGGGCGGAACGATCGACACCTCGCCGGGCGCGATCCGAGCCATTTCCCTGGGCGCGAGGCCGCACGGAACACCCGGCCTCTCCCGGAGGATCGATGCCTAGGCGCCCCGGCACCGTGCTCCTCGGAGGCCGCGACATGGACGTGCGCGGCGCCCTCGAGACCCTCGGCGAGCGCCAGCGAGGTCGCCGGAGTGCGTCCATCGGGCCGCACTGGCGCGTGGAGGAAATCCGCCATCCGTTCCCGTCCTCGCCACCCGCCCTGTGCTTCCAGGTCTTCACCGAGGGCCGCTGGGTGACGGCACTCGCCCTCCTCTCGAACGGGACCCTCCTGCCGATGGGAGCCACCGAATGACCCGCCGCCTCCTCGTCCTCGTTCTCCTCGCCGCGCCTCTCCCCGCGCTCGGACAGCCGCTCATCCGCGACCAGGGGGTCTCGCTGGGGCGACCGTGGGAGATCGACTTCACTGGAGCCGGGATCACCTGCACGGCCCCTTCGTTCACCAAGGTCTCGTGCGACGTCACGAGCGGGGGCGGGGGCGGGGCGCCGACCGGCGCGCTTTACCTCGTGGGCGCGGCCGATGCTACGCTCTCCGCCGAGATCGTGGTCTCGCCGCTCACCGACGATATCGTCATGGTGGCGAACGGCTCGACGTGGCAGACGAAGGTGCTCCCGGACTGCGACCTCGTGACGCAGAAGATCACCTACGACACTGCCACGAACGCCTTTGCCTGCTCGTCCAGCATCACGGCAAGCGATCTGTCCTGCACGACCTGCCTCACGGTGGGGTCGGAAGTTTCCACCACGGCAGAACGTGATTCTTTCTTCCGGGTACGGGCGAGCGATACGACCTCGGGTGACACGCTACACGACTCGCCTCGGCTCGGAATGACCGGCGAGTACTGGGCCTCCACCGTGTCCGTTCCCCACACCTGGGAGGCCTGGAACGACATGACCGGATCCGCCACTGGGACCCTGACGTTCACCTGGGGTGGCACGAATCACGTCACCACGATCAACCAGGCGGGCGCAGTCACCGCTGGCGACTTCGTGTGCTCGGCGGGGAATTGCATCGGCTCGGCCGACGTGGCTGGACTCGACGTGGGAGACATTACGACCGGGACGCTCGGGCAGGCCCGCGGCGGAACTGGTGTCGGTGCTCTTACCTGCACGTCGGGGCAGGCGCTCGTCTCGAACGGCACCTCCTACTCCTGTACGTCCACGATCACGGCGAGCGATCTCGTGGCGGGCTCCGGGGTAGTCGCGGACTCGGAACTTGCTTCAAACTACTCGGGCATCGGAACGTGCGGCTCGAACACCTGGGCCTCGACTCTCAATGACGCCGCCGCTCCGACCTGCACGCAGCCCGCGTTCTCGAACCTGAGCGGTACGGTGGCGATCTCTCAGGGTGGCACCACCGAGACGGCTTCCACCGAGGACGCCGTGCTCGTCGGTTCGGGCACCACGGACTGGCAGCCGCGCACGGTGCCCTCGTGCTCGAACGCCACCACCTCGAAGCTGCTCTACGACAACAGCACCAACACTTTCTCGTGTGGTACCGATCAGACGAGCGCCGGCGGGTCTGTGATCTGCGAAAAGCTGCTCATGTACGACCCGTGTCCCGGGGCGGGAGCGGCCGTCGCTTGCTCTACTGCCGGCCGGGGCTCTGACTGGGCAGCGAATCAGGTAACGAACATCGGAGCGTCCACGATTCGCAGCGCCGAGAAGCACGTCAGCATGGACCGCTACACGCACGTCCGTCTCGTCTGGGCCGGCTGGAACTCAGCGTCGCAGACCGGAACGGTCACGGTGTTACTGCGCGTGAACGAGGCCGGCTCCGTTACGACCGTGATCACGAGTACTTTCAACACGACGACGAGCGCGGATCGGACGACCGCCTGGACGGATATCTCGGCTTACACTGGGCAGTCTAGTTGGCACATCACGATAGGGTCGTCGGCTGTAAGTGACGACCCTTACGTCTCGGCGATCTACGCCGAGTTCTGCAACGGGACGTACTGAAAGGAGAACGCACATGGCAGCCAGGGCGTGGGAGAGGATGCCGGAGGGCGGGGTCGTGGAGGATCCCCCGGGAAGCGGTGTGTTTCGGGTCAATTTCCCGGTGGACTTTTACCAGGCCAACACGGACAACCCAGCGCTTCCCGAGTACTTCCGAACGGACATCGAGTCCACGTTCGCGGTGAACCTGCTCACCTGGGAAGCCAACCGAGCGCAAGCGATCCGGGACTACGCGGCCGCCAACGGGTTCACTGTCGCCACGAACGGCATCTACCTCGACGCCCGCAAGCAGGCGTAGAGTCGGGGGTAGTGAATGTTGAAGCTCGCGATCCCGAAGCTGCGCAGCACGGACGCCCTGCCCTGGGCGAAGGTGGACGAGCGCCTCCGGCGCTACGCTTCGGTCGTGAACGGCGGGCTCGACGTCGCGAATCTGGACCCCACCATTCGATTCGCCATCGGCGCTCCGGGTGGTGGGGTTGTGCCCAACGCCTTCCTCGAGACCGGCGTGCTCGTGGAGCTGCCGATCATGCTTCTCACCAGCACCGTGCCGGTCCCTCCTTCGGGCGCCTACTACCTCGGGGCGATGATGGAGGCCTGGTCGACGGATCCGGCCTTCCCCCCGAACGATGTGGATGCCGAGATCCGCCAGAACGGTAGCACTCTCCTGCAAACACTCACTCTCATGGCCGTGACCGGCGCCGCGATCCGGTACCCGGAGCCCATCAGCCTTTACACGGCGCGCGCCAGAGCCGTTGCCTTCCTCGGCAGCCCCGTTGCGCTGTCGGCCGGTGACTATTTGACGGTCGGGGGAAGCGGCCTGTCGGGCCTGGAGTATGAGCTCCGGGCGTTCCTGTTCGTGCCGCACGTGGCGTGAGGGGGGCGCGATGGCGAACATCGTCGTTCCGGACTTCGTGACTCCGGGGAAGCCGCGCGCCGAGGACGTCAACGCGGCCGACGTGAGCGTCGTCTCGGTCCTCGGCGGCATCGTGGATGCCGATGTGTCGCCGCGAAAGGTGGGCGATCTGGATGCCGCCAACTTCTCGTCGTCCGGCATCGCCCTGCGGAACGACCACAAGCTCGAGCCTCGAGGCATCGTCGTGCTCTCGATGCCGTTCTACGGGAGCATTCACCGTGAGCCGCTACTGGTCGCGATGGCGGGAGAGACGTCTCGTCTGTCGTGGCTGGTACTCGCCAACCACACCGGGAGCCCAGCCGCCTTCAGCGGGATCCAGCTTTACCTCAACGGCGCGGCGATCCGGGAGCTGGAGGCGCCGCCGTCGAGCATCGGCGACGGGAACACCTACGAGTGGGCGATCTCGCTCGAGGTCCGGGCCGGCGATCTCGTGCAGCTCCGGCCCGTGTCGAACGCGATGGGGCAGGTCTGGGGCCGCGCGCTGCATTGCGCCAGGCCCGTAGGCGCCGTCGCAGGCGCAGCGTCCCGCGTTCGCCTGCCGAAGTCGCTCTCGGCGACTGCGGCCATCGCGGCGGCAGATCTCGCCGCTGCTTACACCGCCATCTCGACGGTCGTGAACGGCCAGCTCACGGCAGCGAACCTCGCCCGACTTGTCCGGATCCCGAACGCTCTCAAGAACGAACCGCGCTCGCAGTTCCCGGTGACGGGCCAGCGGTTGGCCGCGACCACCGAGGCCGGCACTTCCGTTCCCATCCTGATCCCGTCGGGCCTTCCCGTGGACACCCTCGATCTGGTGGCCTGGTCGTCTATGCCGCCGGCGTCACTGTCACCGGCGGCACGCCCACCCTGAAGCGGGACACTTCGACGCTCGACACGCAGGCGATGCCGGCCAAGGTGGGAGACTACTACCGGATCTCGAAGACCCTGGCGTCCCCGGTGGCGGTGGCGGCCGGCGACGTCTTCTCGTGGAACATCGCCGGCCTGACGTTGAGCGGCGGTACGATCTCCGTTCTCGTGACCCTGTGGTTCAAAATGCGGCACGTGAGGTAGAGTCCACCAACGAAGGAGACACGAGCGATGCCGCTGACCACTGCCCTGAACGCGACGCTGGCGCGGGCCCGAGACCCCTACGGCGGCAAGACCGTCGAGGAGATCGAGGCCATGGGGCTCGACCCCGACGCTTACGCGAAGTACGTGCAAGAGATGAAGGACCTTCCCTGGATCGGGTATGGACAGGCCGCGAAGGCTGCCCGAACCAAGCTCGACGTGGACGATCAGCGCGCGCGGTACCGCAAGTTCGGAGAGGAGTTCGCTGGCGCCGCTTCCGATCCCGATGTCGTCGCGCGCGCCGAGGAGCTCTACGGGTTCCGTCGTGCGGACGTCGACCGCACCTGGGACGACACGAGTCGACTCCTCGCGCGGGGCTACTCGTCGCGCGGGCTCGGTGACAGCGGCTACGCGCTCAACTCCCAGGCGCAAGCCGCCCAGGCTGCGATGCAGGAGCGCCAGCGGGCCCGCTCCGCGACCCTCTCGGAAGCGGTCGGAGAGCGGCAGCGGTCGCTTCTCGGGCAGGCCCAGATCGAGGGCATGGGGGATCAGTTCCTCGCGGCCTACCTCCAGGCGCAACTCGAGGCTGAGAAGGAGAACGACCGGGGCGCGTTCGACAGGTTCCTCGACATCGCGGAAAGCCTCTTCGGTTACGGAATCGGCCTCGACGAAGACGACGAAGACGACGAGGGCTGAGAGAGAGGAGGAGCATCCGTGCCGGGTCTGCTTGCGGGAATCGAACTCGGTCAACGCCGGCGGGCCCGGCTGTCGCAGGAGAGGCGGCTCGCCGAGGAGCTCGCTCTGCGCCGCGCCGCCGAGGCGCGCCAGCAGGCTGAGCACGAGTCGCGGATGGAGGCGGCGAGGACGGCGCAGACGCGTCAGGAGTACCTCGACCGCCTGAAGACGAGCTCCGCGGAACTCTCGCCCTTCCCGCGGCTCCTCGAGCAGATGCCCGGCGCGGGGGCGAGCCCCTACGTCGGTCGGGCGGTCGAGCTCACCGACCTCATCGCGCGTGATCCGACGCTCGCCGGCCGCCGCCCGGACGAGCCTGCCATGCAGCGATGGACGAGCTCCACCGGCGAAACGTTCGCCCCGGAGGGTCCGCCCCAGCCCTCCTACGGCGACGAGCGCCGGGCGAACATCGACCAGGCGTACAGCCAGTTCGGAGCGGAGAAGGACCGCCGAGCGGCCATCGAGGCGGCACTTCGGGCCCAGGTCGCGGGGGCGGGCCGCTCTCTTCGCTCCCCAACCGCCAAGACCACGGACCTCGACATCGCAGCCCGCGCGCTCTCGCGCAAGCAAGCGATGCTGGAGGAGCTCACGACCAAGGGGATCCAGGGACCGAACGGAGAGTGGCAGGCCATCGCCCAGATCACCGACCCGAACGTCCGGGTCCGGCTGCAGCAACAGATCGAACGGCTCCAGCGAGAGATCGCCGTCGAGGTGCCGCAACTCCGGGCCGCCTACCAGCAGCGGCTCGGCCTCGGATCCGGCGCCCTCACCTTCCCCGCCGCGCCCGACCCGATGGCCTACTACGAGCGCCGTCTCGTCGAGGGCGCTGACGCCGATACCATCGCCGAGGAGCTGGGACGAATGGGCTACACCGAAGATCAACTCCGAGCCGCCGGCTTCGAACTCGAGGACTAGGTGCCGCGCCTCTCCCGCCGCGCCCTCTACGGGCAGACGGAGCCCGCT